TTCAAGAGAAGGTGTATTTCGTAGAAAGCGTGTCCTAAGCGCATACCCATCTCTTGCAGTTCCTCCGATGATACTTCCAATCTTTGCGTCTCCTGCTCCGTAGAGGAAAGCGTAGATGAAAGTCTTTGCCTGAGGTCTTGTTGCAAGTCCAGCAGCAGTTTGATTTCTGGTGTGAATATCGTCTCTAAGCAAGACATCTGTAAACTCCTCGTCGCCCATGTAGTGAGCCAACATACGTAGCTCTAGTCCACTGGCGTCTACTCCTACCAGCTTGCGTCCCTCTGGTACAATCCAACAGTCACGACACTCCTTGCCAAACTGAGAGTTGACTGACGGAACCTGTGCCATGTTAGGGTTCTGGTGTGTCATCCGTCCTGTGATAGCACCGTTGGTTGTAACTCTCCCGTGTACCCGTCCGTCGTCCTCAACGTGTTCTATCCAAGAGGATACTTGTGCGTAACGCTTCTGCAGAAGAAGGTACTCAAGGACGAGAACAGCCTCCGGTATGTGTTTGTTTTCCTCAAGCGTCCTCTCGTCCACCTGTGGCCTACCAGACGGTGTGAGTTCCGACCATATCGCACCCTTAGCTTCAAGTCTTTCTGCCACCTGTTGCCTTGAACCGGGATTGAATACCGTAACTTTATCCTTAAGGCGCTTGCCTGTTTTCTCAGAGATCCTTTCTTCAACAGTCGGCGGGAACACCCTCTGGAGTTCTTCCTCGATTTCATACATACGCTCCTTGAACCTAGCGCACAGCGTGTGGCACAGCCGTTGATCTAGTAGCCACCCGTTACGCTCCTGCTCCTGTATGATCCACTGCACACTGTGTTCTAGCTCTATGCTGGCATGAGAAAAACCGTCTAGCCCCACACGTAGCCTGTTGTACACCGCCTCAGTCAACTCTACGTCACGTATGCAGTAGTCAATCATCTGTGGTGTAAGCTGTGACCAATCATCGTGGTCGCCCTTTGCAAACCCTAGGATGTTTCCCCAGTTACGCAACGAGTGTCCACCAGACCTGCTTGGGTCAGCCAGCCTAGACATTACTAGAGTGTCAGCGACCATGCTCCTGTCAAAAGTAAAATTCCAAATACGCTCGACCACAGGAACATCAAAGCCAATTCCGTTGTGGAATATGAATTTAGCTGGCGCTTTACGCGATACATACGCCTTGAAATCTGCTTCATTACAAATCACCTCGCTCTCTAAGTTGTGACGACAGACAGCACACCAGATGGTAGTGGCGTCTAAACCGTCAGTTTCAATGTCACAAAAGACTAAGTTCATTTGTTAACTCTGCTATAGGTAAGTTATAACAGTCGGCTCTAACGATATATCCGTTGTCTCCGTCTTGTTCTCCCTTTTTTAGAAACCTAGCCCTGCTAAAGTAATCATCTTTTTCACAGTCACCTAGTATATATATTGTACCATCTTTCATACATCTTGTGAAGACGTAGAAATCACACTTCTGGTGAGTAGAGGTTGAAGCTATGCTGCAATCGTAATACTTTTTAGGAATGACTGTTGTTCGTTTTGTTTTAACATCTATGGTTTTACCGTTAGACAGTACCATGTCGTAATCTTTGGTTGGTGATCTGTCTATTCCCAGTAAGTCAGCGACAACAATTTCTCCTAAAAACCCTGCGGCGTTGCCTTCTCCTCGTGTTATGCTGTTCCGTATGCTGCCCATTTGTTTAGCCATTTTATGAGCTAGCTGCTTTTGTTCATCTGTAGGAATAACGGTTCTCAAAACTCAGTCTCCGGTGGCGTAGGGTTAGCACACTCGTGGATACGTCCGGTAAACTTGTCGTACCGTAGCCAACATGCGGGTCCAGTTTCTCCAGCGTAGCGGTTCTTGAGTATGCGTACACACGTTGTGTTCCTAGTGTCTTCGTCCTCGTGTTGCTGGTTACGTTCCATGCCTATGACAATATCGGATAGCTGTGCGATAGACTGAGATCCCCTGAGATCCTGTAGGCTTATGCGGCCTCCGTCCTCGTGTGCTGTGCCAGAGGTACGCTTCAGGTGCGACACGAGGAACAGTGTGATTCCTGTCTCTGCCACCAGTGTGCGTAGCTTTGTCATAATCTCGTCTATAGCCTTCCGTTCGTCCCCGTTCTCCTGAGAAGAAACCACGATGGACAGGTGGTCGAGGATGATGTATCGACAGTCACAGGCTTTTGCCATGTGCCGTACTCTTGAAAGAAGCTCGTCGGCTGACGTTGATCCCCAGTGATCAAACAGGTAATAACGTCCAGAACCCATCGTTGCTTCCCAGTGAGGTCTAAGCTCATCAATAGGCGTATCTTCCTCCAAGTGTAGCCGCCTAGATGACGCCACCGACATAATTCCCAGAGCTGTCGTTGCGACATCTTCCTCGAGTGCAAGTACACCGATATTGGCGTCGGTTCGCTGGAGCAAATCGTACTCAAGCTCTCTGATAAACTGGGACTTTCCCATACCACTACCGCTGGTGATAGTGACCAGTTCGTATGGTCTGTGTCCCTTTGTGAGTTCATTGAGTCCGTCCCACGGATACGGTATGCTCTGCACCTGACGCTTGTTTACCAGCGCCTCCCATGTGTCAGCACCAGCGATGATACCGTCTGGCCTGTACACCTTTGCGTCCCACCACGCCTGTGTAAACTCCTGCACCCTGTTAGCCATGAGCATTTCACTGGCGTCCTTGAGAGGCAGACTGCATATCTTCAGCTTGTTGGGACTAAACAGATCCTTGATCTGCTCTACTGCTAGTTCTCCTGCTTTGTCTTGGTCAAAACAAACGACCACGTTATCGTAACCCTCAAGCCACTCTAGCTGTGATTTGATCTCCTTTGATGCGCTAGACGCACCAGACCTGAGGGACACTACGTCGTACTTCTGTCCGAACATCTCGTAGACAGCCATAGCGTCCAGTTCACCCTCAGTAATCGTGACGTACTTCCCTCTGCCACGACACTGCTTCTGACCAAACAGACCCACGTTAGACATTGAGCCTGACGACAGGAAGTCTTTGGTCTTGACGATGCGAGACTTGGCAGCAACTAGCTCGCCTGTGTCTACGTCGTAGTACGGGTAGAAGTGCCGGGCTATCTTACCGTTAGCGTCGTACTCCACCGTGACCTGATACTTACCTACGGTCTTGACGGACAAACGACGCTCTGGTATTCCAGCAACGACACCACCCATGTTTAGGTTACTAGGTGTTGACACCTGTGTTTCCTCTCCTGTTTCACCGTGTACATGGTAACCACAGCCTGTAGAAAAACAGTGGCGACCCCCGTTAGAGTAGACCGCCACGTTGTTCCTACTGCCACACTTGGGACATTCCTCGTGGTGTAGGAATTTAGAGTCCATCAGAAGTCAACAGCTTCTGCTGAAACTTCTGCCTCCTCTAGCACCTTGACTGCCTCCAGATACACAGGAGTACCGTGGACAGGGTGTGCTGGACCTGTCTTGTACTTCAGACGCACACGAGAGTTGTACGGAACCTCACCGTTGTACACGTTGCCTTCGGCGTCGTACATACCGATGGTGTACTTAGACTTAAACTTACGCTGCTTGTTGCCTTCGTAGTCCTTGATCTTGACACCCTGTGCAGACAGTGTAGCCGCATCGTCTTCTGACATGGTGATGGTCATACTAAAAGTACCAGTGTCCTGACCGTTGAACACATCGTGCTTGGTGACGTTTGAGAAGTTCACCACACCTTCGATTACTTGACTTGACATAATGAGATAATCCTCGTTGTTGAAAAAGAGTTCCCGAAGGAACACCTATAGTATACCACAGCCCTCCCCTGTTTTCAACTAGATGTTTACAAAACCGTAATTATTTACAACTTTAATTGATATGTACGCATCCGGGTAAAACTCGTAAGCCTCTTTCAGCGACTGTACTACCTTGAGTACCTCCTGATCTAGCTCTGGCCTCTTATGTGCACCCATGAATGGGATACGCCCTAATTCCTGCAGCGATTGATCTGACTGATGTTCGTACACAATGATAACACAGTCGTACCATAGGTCGTCCTCAGTAACTTTAGTTTCTACTTTAGTTTTTACTGAAGTAGTATCCATTAGTATATATCCTTTAGTTATTAATCTTTAGTAGTTCTTAATACTACTTAAGATGTTATCATAGTTTTCCTGTAATTGCAACACATCATCCTGTGAAATACTACCGTCAATATCTATTGACTCCATGTTATCTAGTTCCCAGTGTGCAGCAATAGATACTGTCAAACATTCTGTACACATGTCGTAGTGTACACCGTTAGCGTCCCTCTTAAGTGTCTCTACGTCATCCAAAATAACGTCACATGCTTTACATCTCATCTGGATATCCTCCGAATACTTGGGTGTAAGCCTTTACTAACTGGTTGTAGCTCATATCACGGTACTTTTGACGTAACACGGTACGCGCTATGTTTAGTGTCTCAGCAAATCCTATGAACCCTAGCTCGTACTCCGCTATGTCCTGTATCATCTGCTCTTGTGTAAGATCTGGTTCTTTGTAGTCATCCATTAGACTGCCTCCCGTCCGTACCAGCGCATAGGTATGCCTCTGGCGTCCCAATCGTCTGCCTTGAAGTTATAGTACGTCTGGTATGCTACCACAGTGTCGCTATTCTTGCACTCGTCTGGCATACACTGAGGCGGATCAGTGAAACCACCGTCAGGGATGCCTCTAGGAGCCTCTGTAAGCGTCTCTGAGTGCTTTTGTATGGTAGCATGTACCTTACCATAGCGTCTCGTGTATTCGTCTCCTAGAGCCTCCAGATGCCTCCTGAGCCACCTGTAATTATGGCGGCTCTGGCGCACCCAGACTGCGCTGGGGTGATTCTTGTGAGTGCTCTTGTAGGCCACTTGACCACCGTCTAGCTCGTTGTGTGCCGTAGACAGTAACTGTGCTGTCTCTAGTATCATTTTGACTACGTGACGGTCACACTGTAGCCTAGCGGCCTCGTGTGGATCACGGTCTAGGTAAAATATGTTCATTGTTTTCGTTTCTCCAATATGCTTTGGCTTAATTCAAAAGGAAATTGCTTGTATACTGAAGACTCTTGTATCTTCTCCAGAGCATCCTTTAATTTTGATTCTAATATTTCTACGTGTCCGTTGTCAACAAAGTAATCTAAAACAGCGTTGGCTAAATCTACAGAGATATTTCCACGGGTTACGTTAGAGAGTCCTCTGCCTCTTGATATAGCACACCACAGCGCTTCCTCTGGGTCTTTGTCTTCATCCTCTGAGAACCGTAAAAAATCCCTTGCGTATTCTTCAAAAGCGGGTAAAAGAATACTCACCAGTTCGTCCCTCTGCGGTCTGCAGTGTTGTATTCTGTGCATGTACCTGAACCAACCAGCAGTTTTTGCCCTTGGGTTGTCGTGTTCTTCCCAAACCGAATACAGTTTAAGCCCCATTGTTTCGTCAGTCATATCTCTGTTCCCCACTCATCCGGTGCGTACTTGTAAAACTTGTTCATTTGGTCCTCGTATGCACAAGTATCACATAATCCCGTATCGGTGTCTACATTATCGACAATCTCGTAGCAACCGTCGCAAACGTGGGTGTACTCTAGTTCCCGCAGAGTCTCGTACGGTCCAGTGCGATCATGGTAGTGGCTGTAGTCGTTATACGGGTCGTCTGTTATGCTGCAGTTCATCTTGCTCATCTGTGTTTTATCTCCTCACTGAATATAAGCCACGCCACCAGTACTAGGCAGCCAAAGCCCCAAAGCCAAATAGTCTCAGTTTCGCACATTGTTTGGTCCTCCTCAGAAGTTTTTCCAGTATGTTCTATCTTGTCGCCAGTTTTGCTGTATGTCTGTTTTTGCTTCGTCCAGTGTCGGCGTCTCGTAAATCCAGCCGCATAAGGAGTACCTAAAGCACTCTGCCTCGAGGTCGTCTTCGGGCCAGTGTTGAATTGTTATGCCGAAATATTCGTACTCTAGCATGGGTTGATCCCTCGTTTTTTGGTGTTGGCTTACCAGTGAACCCAGAGTGTAACCCTAGATTCACCAGTAAATCAACCTCCTATTTGTCTACAATTTTGCCAAAGTTTACCGCCTTGCGTGGCTTGCGTAGGCTCACGTATA